ATGAATCCAATGATTAAATATAGGGGTGGTAAATCTAAGGAAATTGTTCATTTCTTAAGCAGCCTGCCGCGGAATTACTCAAGATATATTGAGCCGTTCTTTGGGGGAGGTGCATTGTTTTTTCATTTGCAGCCGGAAAGGGCAATCATTAATGATGTGAATGTTAAATTATATGAGTTCTATAAGGAAATGAAGGAGCATTATCCGGAAGCAAGGGTTCAGCTGGATGAATTAGGAAGCATATATGAAAGTAACCAGTTGGAATATGAGCGCCTAAAAAAGAAATATCCGAATGAACATATCGAAAATAAAAATGAAGAATTATATTACATAATGCGGGATGCATTTAATAAAAAAATCCATTCGGAATATTTGGCTTGCGTCATTTATTTTTTTATCAATAAAACAGCATATTCCGGCATGATCCGTTACAATGTCAAAGGTGAGTATAATGTCTCTTTTGGAAGATATAAACACTTGAATACGAAATTGATTACAGATGGGCACTATGATTTGTTGAAAAGGGCGGAACTATATAATAGAGATTATTCGGAAATATTTGATATGGCAGGCAAGGACGACTTCGTTTTCCTGGATCCACCCTATGATTGTATCTTCAGTGATTATGGCAATGGAGGCTATAAGGACGGCTTTGGGGAAGAGGAGCACAGGAGGGCTTGCTAATGATTTTAAAAACCTGCCATGCAAGGCATTGCTGGTAATAGGCAAAACAAAGCTGACAGAAGAGCTGTACGGTAAATTTGTGGTGAAGGAATATGGGATATCATATGTGGTAAACATTAGAAACCGCTTCAAAGCAGATGCAAAGCACATGATTATTACAAATTACTAGATTAGAAAAGAACTATGGCAGATGATGCCATGGATAGGTTACTAAAAATGGAGATAATGGGACTCGAACCCATGCCATAGCTATAATGGAAACCCTTGAAAATACGTACATTCCACATAAATAAGGGATTTGTACGTGTTTCTATTTTTCCGAGTACATATTGGTTTTGCCTTCCGTGATGCACCTTTTCGGCATCATGCAACACGAAAGGCAACACGAAATTAGCTTTATATCAACTTCCTTCTTCATCTGCCATAATAGCTTTTTCAAAATATTCATCCATCAGATCATCTACTCTCTCTCTTTCCTCGGAAAACGTCTGCATATATACTTTTTTCATAACCTGGTCACTCTTCCAGCCGCCGCGCTCTTGGGCGTATTTATCCGGCACCCGAAGGAGCGCCATAATAGATGCATTAAGGTGCCGCAGATCGTGAAAGGTAATATGATCTATATTATTTTCATTCTGCAATCTGATCCAACGATGGAACAATGCCCTGCCGCTGATCGGTACCAGGGCATCTCCCTCCACCTGATCGATCAAGCTTTTAATATATGGGGGTATCCGGTGCCTCCGGTTACGGGTAGGGTTCTTGGCTATGTCTTTACGTAAAGGCTTGTTATGCACATCCACGACGACCTCGTTGATCATGATGTAATTCCCACGTACGGATTTAGATTTTGTCAGTCCTCGGACTTCGCTCATCGAGAAAGATAGCCATGCGGCTAAAAGTACAGGAAGTTCTATATCAGTACCTTTGATGATCCGTAGGACTTCCCGTGCCGGAGGGAGTTCTACGGCCCTGGGAACGACTTTAGGAAGCTCAATTTCTTCAAAGTCAAAGTCTCTACGGTATTTATGTAGGACGGCATTTATTAAGCACCATTCATTTTTTAGGCGTTTGGCTGATATCGGCTTTGGATTCTTGGTTCTTTTTTTGGACGGCCTTTTTGCCTCGACATTGATTGCTTCTTGCGCGATCTCTTCGTCTATATCTTCAAGGAGCATGTCCATTAAATCCTGGAAACCATGATTTCGGGTGCATTCGTATTCCTGTATTGTAGTCGGGGAGCGGTTAAGTGCTTTTCTTGATTTTATGTATTCATCGATGGCGTCCCCGAGTTTCATTTTACCATAATCTTTTTTCTTCTTCTTTGCCTTACCTTTATTCAGCATGAATTCAGCTGCTGCGAACTCAGCCTCTTTCTTCCCGGCTGGTGATGGGTCGTCGCTGGTAAAGGATTCGTAGACCCTCCTTTGCTTTTGTTTCCCATTTTCATCAAGAACCGGTTTTCCATCTTTGAACATTGGCTCACTGTGACTGTAGGCCAGCGCCCTCCAGGAGCCGCTTGGTAATTTTTTTGCTGTTGCTGCCATTATATCATCCTCCTTAAAAATTGGTATAAAAAATACACCTATTGCGGTGCAGGAGCATAAATGATATAATAAGCTTGACTAAGCGGTATTATATCGGCTCCGCGCCGAATAGTATCTATGGAAAGCCGTTCCAGTGTTGGTAGCACTGGGGCGGTTTTCTTATTTAAAAGCCTCCATATAACCATTGATTTTCAGCGATTATAAAATCCTCCGTCCTATGATCAGTATACGATAGTGGATCATGGTGTGGCTTATCGCATTCCTGGCATAATGGTTTATTAGAGTTGAACAAAATAGTGTCGCAGTACGCGCACTGGGTTTTCTTAAATACAAATCGTTGGTTTTCCCTATCAAAGAAATGATTATATAATTTCTTATCTATATCGGTCATGCCGTATTTTTTTGCGCTGTATGACCATTTCTCGCAGGTGTCTAAAGCGTATTTTGCACATTCCAAGGATACATCAAATAAATTAGATAACTCCCTTACGTTTTTGATATTGGAATAATGCACAGCCATGGAAGGGGCAAGGATATTGCTTGCAAAGGTATTGGCCTCTGCTTCATCATCCGTATCTAAAACCAAATGGCCGAGCTCATGCATTAACGAAAAACGTATTCTTCGCTTTGCCTTTTTATCATTATAAAATATTTCTTTTCCGATCGTATGGGCATCGTTGCTCAGTTCCAGGCATGCGTCAAATCCTTTTTCGCTCATATCGGAGTATTTTTTGCATTTATATCCTAATTCGGCGAGTATGTACATACAGTCAAACGGGAGCGCGTGAATTGAGCATGTTTTAAATACACCATAAACAGCATATTTAATTCTGTCATAATCCATTATTTGTCATTCCTATCTGCTAATATTATTTGTGCGAGCCTGATTTTTTCCTCTGATGTGAGATTGTTTTTACCTCTGGTGTAGATTTTTAAAAGTTTTTCATATGACATCAGGGTATCATCTTCGATGGTTTTATCATCTGATTCTTTTCCGGTTGTTAAATAATCCACTGTTACGCCAAAGAAGTCAGCTATTTTTTGCAATTTGTCATTTTTTGGAGCACTTCTTCCGCTTTTCCAATCCGAAAAAGTGGATTTCGTAATGCCTGTAGCTTTTACTATATCGGCGTCCTTGTAACCTTTTTGGTCTCTCAATTTGCAATAAGTTTCATACATATTCCACCTCTAAAAAAAGTTTTAAAATCCGTACAAAAAGTATTGACAAGTTCTGAAATCCGTGATAACATAAGCTCAAGGTTCGGAAATCAAAACAGTCACTGTTTTTGTTATATTATATCTGGTAAATGTATTATAACTGATTTCCGAACTAAATGCAATAGTAAGTTCGGAAAGGAGGAAAAATAATGTATGAAAGGTATGCGGCTCTTAGGGATGAGCGCAAGCTTACGAATTATAAGGTTGCCATGGGAACGGGAATAACGAAATCCACTTTTTCGGATTGGAAGAAAGGAAGGAGTAATCCTAAAACGGACAAGCTCATGAAAATAGCTAATTATTTAGGGGTGTCGCTGGAAGAGCTTGTTAATGAAGAAGTCAAAACAGGATAGGAGGTAAAGAAATATGCCGAAATTGAAAGAATCCGAAGAAATGCAGAAGAGCAGACTTGTCCGGGCGTATATATCAAAAAACATGGATCTGTACGGCCTGAGCGAAGAGCAGGTCGCAGTAAAGCTCAGATTTACCAAGCGGACATTTCAGAATAAACGGAAGCGCCCGGAGACATTTACTCTGGGTGAGCTCTGGAAACTGTGTGCTGTACTGAAACTGAGCGACGAAGAAAAGGCTCTCATTATGTGAAGGAGAATCCGCCTGAGCGGAAGAAAGGAGGACAAGCCAGTGAAGCATTATATAACTAAGTATGAAGAAAAAGGGATTCGATATGCTGAATCGTGGTCGCAAATTAACGTATTCGGTAAATGCTTTTTCTTTTGGAGAAGAAGAATTGAAATATGAGCCACTGCGGCAAAATACACCGGAAAGGAGGACAAGCCGGGATGAATGAATTTGAAAGAAAATGCTTTCTGATACTGTGTGACAGGGTCGAAGCCCTGGAAAAGAAAACTGCTGACCTTGAAAGGAAAGTTCAAAGCCAGCAGATTAATAGATTTGTTCCTGAGGATAGTGATGGAAAACGCACTGAGCATAGTGAAAAAATGCCGGATCCATATACCGGGCAAGTCAATTGAAAATATGTTCACGAATATATTTCCAATCTTCTTCCGCAAGCCAACCCTGATAATGGCTCTTTACCTCAATAACTATCATTCTATCATTATTATCAAGGTGCGGAGTTATCTTATCGGAAATCTGGTTAGCCGTAAGATTTGATTTGATCAAATATGCTGATTTCCAATACGTACACCAGGCACTGGCAGAATCCTTAATAGCTTTTATTACCTCTTCATATTTCTGTCCAGCGCTATTAAGGTCATAAGTAATCATGTATGCAGCCATAGTATTTTCTCCTTCCATTAGTATTTCAGCCCGCCAGCTGATACCTACATTATAGGAGAAACTTGGAAGATTATCAAGAAAGAAGGTGGATTATGACAAGGGAAGAGAAAGCCAGGATCATCCTGGAAGCCGTGGACGAAGCATACCCGGTACCGTCCTATCACGAGGATGATGTAAGGGAGGCGATAGTAAAGGCATTGGTAGTTATCGAAAGGAAGGAGGCGGAGGAAAACGAAAAAGTGGATTAGCTTTGTCCTGTTCGCCGGAGCCATCGGCTATATTTTTGGACAAGCCGGGGCCCTGGAGTGTGACGCAATAACCATTAAGCAGTACGTTATCCGGACAGGCATCGGGATAGTCGTGCTGGGACTGGATGCGCTGCTGATCAACAACCTGAAGGAGGAAGACGGATGAAGGCACGCTGTACATACTGCGGACTGCCCTGGGGCATCAGCATCCGCCAAAAGATACCGCCCGGAGGTTATGAGTGCCCCTGGTGTGCAACAAAAAGAAAACGGGCTCACAGGAACCGCGAATTCCATGTAAGCCCAAACAAAAAATTATCTATGGTGATTGTATCACCAAATTTGAAGGAGGTCAATTATGCAAAGAAACTTTGTGAGTATTGCCGATGAGACCCTGAATGAATTGATGGAAAAGAGAAATCTTCTCCGCCGTTTAATGATCCTTGGGGAAGGTGAAAAATTATTTCTGGAAGTATCTTCTCAATCCCGCGGCAAAATTGATGTAACTGATTTTATTGATAGCGAGGATGTTCGGCAAACGATTTATATTCTGCTTAAGCAGCAGCTCGACAAGAAGGTTGAGGCACTCAAAGCTGAGCTGGCTGACTATTTGAAGATAAAGGAGGAAGAGTAGTTATGACAAACGGCATTATTAGAAAATTGGATGAACTGGGGAGGATCTGTCCTCCCAAAGAGATTAGGCAGGCCACCGGCCTGAATACAAACATGAACCTGGACCTGGAGATTAAAGACCGGGTTCTCCGCCTTACGAAAGGCAGCGGCCGGCACATAGACGAGCTAGGCAGGTATGTTATACCGAAGGAGATCCGCAGGGTAAACGGCTGGGACACAGGCCAGGAGTTGGAGGTCTACGCTGAGGACGGGGCGATCTGCATCCGGAAGCCGGGGTGCGAGTGGTGTACGGAGACGGAGAACCTGGTCGAGGTTAATAACCATACGCTGTGTTGGGAGTGTGCCGGCAAAGTGGCGGAAAGGGTGATGCAAGGATGATCGTATTGAAAAACTGGTATAAGACATTAAGACCGTTAAATGATTTCCGGGCTCCGGAGCTAGGATACAGTGTCCTTTGTGGACATGTTTATGGGCATCCTTCTTTCCCGGACGGGTCATACATACACAGCTCCCGCATAGTTGGAATTGAGGACATGGGGGATCATAAGGAAATTATAACAAAGAGCGGATCCCGGTACTCAGTATTCCCGGAGAATGTCCTTCCGGCTGCCGAGAGGGATTATCCAGACTATTACCAGAGATTGAAAATGGAGGGATAGGCCTATGAGTTATTACCATACCTGCCCAACATGCGGGGCAAATTTAGACCCAGGCGAAGAGTGCCTGGAGTGCAGAGAAAATAAGGAGGAGACACACCATGCGTATGGTTTTGAAGAGAATAAGCATCCAGAATTTCAAGGGGTGTAAAGAGAGAGAAATTGAATTTAGCGATAAGACGGCCATCAGAGGCATTAATGGAGCCGGAAAGACCACGGTTGCGGATGCGGTCATGTGGACCCTTTTCGGCAAGGACAGCACCGGGGCTGCCACATTTGATATCCGCCCAAAGGATCAGGATAACAATGATATTGACTTTGTTGAGATCAGGGTGGAATCCGTTTGGGATGTAGACGGTAAGGAGCTGACCCTTGTCAAAACCCAGAAGCAGAAATGGGTTAAGAAGCGTGGATCTGAAAACCAGACCTTTGAGGGCAATGAGAACCTCTATGAGATCAATACCATTCCCAAAACGGAAAAGGAGTTTAAGGCATACATAGAAGCGGTCATCCCAGAAGAGGTTTTCCGCTTTGTATCAAATACTAATGCCTTCATGTCGCAAAAGCCGGCTGACCGCCGAAAAACTCTTTTTAAGCTGGTATCTGACATGACGGATACGGAGGTCCTGACAACCGATCCGAAGTTCCACCCACTAGCGGAGCAACTGGCACAGTTTACATTTGAGGAGATCCTGAGCCGGGATAAAAAAGCCCTTTCTGAGAATAAGAAGAGGCTGGCTGAAATTCCGGCCAGGATCGATGAAGTATCGAAGTCCATTGTCGAGCAGGATTATTCGGCTGCCGAGGCAAGGCTACAAACCCTGCGCGACCAGCTGGCGTCTGTTGAGGATGATACGTCGGATGCATCCGCATATGAGCAGGTCAACCAGCTTAAGGATGAGGTTGCCAGGTACAAGGGTGAACTGCAGGAGATTGAACGTGGGGCTAACACTAAGATCACCAAAGCCCGCAAGGACGTGCAGTGCAAAATCATTGATATTGACCAGGAATTAACCAGGCTAATCAGCCAGGTGTCAGCTGATGAGAAGCAGATTGAAAACATAAGGTCCCTTATTACGGGCAATGAGCAGCGCCTGTATAAGCTCGGTGAGGACTACAAGGCTGAGAAGGCCAAGGAGATGCCGGAAGGGTCGAACCTTTGCCCGGTATGCCATCAGGAGTATCCGGAAAGCATGAAGGGGAATATGCGCGCAGCCTTTGAAGCAGAAAAAGAGAGGAAGCTTGCAGAAATCAACCTTAACGGTAAAAGCGTCTCTGAGAATATTAAATCATATAAGGCACTGGCGATTGGCTTGGAGGGGCGCGTGGCCTCTGGAAACAACCGTATTGATGCACTAAAAACAGACAAGCTTAACCTGCAGGTAGAACTTGAAACACTTCCTGTATCCGCGGATTTATCAAGGAATGATGTATACCTTGCTGCTGAAAGCTCCCTGATCAACGCCGAAGGCAACCTCCAGATCGCCTTAAATATGACAAAGGATGCTGATGCCAGAAAACAGGCGGTTATAGAGAAAAGGAAAGCTATCCAGTCCGAGATCGATGCCATGAACCGCATTCTTTCCGGAAAGCAGACCATTGCTAACGCCAGGGCCAGGGTCGAAGAGCTTAAGGCGGAGCAGCGCCGGCTGTCACAGGATATTGCCAACACAGAGAAAGAGGTTTATTTACTTGAGGAATTTAATAAGGCGAAGGTCAACCTGTTATCCGAAAAGATCAATGCCCATTTCAAGGTAATCCGCTGGAAGCTCTTTGAAAGGCAGATCAACGGCGGCTATAATCCGATCTGCGAGCCCCTTGTGAACGGACAGGCTTACAGCAGCGCCCTCAATTCCGGACATAAGATCCTGGCAGAGCTGGACATCATCCAGGCATTACAGAGGATTTACGAAGTATCGGTGCCGGTATTCCTGGACAGCGCTGAGCGGATCAACGATTTCAACATTCCCCACATGGACTGTCAGCTGATCACTTTATCCGTAACCGAGGATCCGGAGCTAAAGGTGGTGAATGAATAGTGAAAATTGATTTTGATTGGACTGAAAGGGCAGTGGAGGCTATAAAATCCGGGCTGACAAACAGGGTTGACAGCCAGGACAAGAAAATAACAGTTTACAAATGCGGCACCATTATCCGCATTGACATTAAGGAGGTTTAGTTATTATGGCAGATAAAAACGCAGTAGCAACACAGCCGCAAAAAACAGGCATAGCGTCATACCTGGCTAATGAAAAAGTCAGGGCAAATATCATCCAGGTGGCAGGACAGAAAAACAGCCAGCGTTTCATTGCCAGTGTGGTATCGGCAGTGCAGGCGAACCCGGCGCTACAGGAATGTAGCAATACCAGCATCTTAAGTTCAGCGCTACTGGGGGAAGCATTAAACCTTTCCCCCAGCCCCCAGCTTGGCCAGTATTATATGGTGCCATATAAGAAAAAAGACCGGAATGGAAACGTCATTTCGGTAGAAGCCCAATTCCAGCTGGGAGCCAAGGGGTATAAACAACTGGCAATGCGGACAGGCCAGTATCTCGACATTGACTGTATCTACATCCATGAAGGGGAATATTTAGGCCGTGACAGATATACCGGCAAGCCCAAATTCGAGTTTATAGAAGATGATGAGGTAAAGGAGAATCTGCCTATCATCGGTTATCTGGCATATTTCGAGCTAATTAACGGATTCAAGAAACAGCTTTATTGGTCCAAGGCCAAGATGGAAAAGCATGCGGATACATATTCACAGGCTTTTAGCCTGGAGGCATACAGGAGGCTACAGAAAGGGGAGATACCCGAAAAGGAACTCTGGAAATATTCTTCCTTCTGGTATAAATCCTTTGATGAGATGGCCGAGAAAACCATGATCCGCCAGCTGATCAGTAAATGGGGAATCATGAGCATTGAAATGGAGGACGCATATACCAGGGACATGGCGGTAATCGATGAGCAAGGGAACCCGCATTACGTTGATAATAGCGAGGTTACGGTTGATGAGGTAGTTGCCCATGACATAAAGATCAACGCCAACTCAGAGGAGTTTGCCGAACCTAAACAGGACAAGCAGGCGCAACCTGATAAGCCTGACTGGATGCCGGAGGGATGATATGAAGCTTAAATGTTTAGGGAGCGATTCAACAGGTAACTGTTACCTCCTGGAGAATGAGGAGGAATGCCTGGTCCTGGAGGCTGGGCTTCCCTTCAAAAAAGTCAAAGAGGCCTTAGATTTCAACATATCGAAGATTGCCGGTGTCCTGGTCACCCATGAACACGGTGACCATGCCGCTTATGCCAAGGATTATGTCAGTACAGGGATCATGGTTTACACATCCCGGGGCACGGCAGAAAAACTTGATACCGGCCGCCTGGTTGTATCGGTCATGCGTCCGGGATACTGGTACCAATTAGGGGGCTTCAAGGTAACACCGTTTAATGTAGTGCATGATGCAGCAGAGCCGTTCGGTTTTTTGGTCTGGCATGCTGATATGGGCGACCTGCTCTTTGCCTCGGATACGGAATACATAAAGCAGAATTTCAGGAAAAGGGAAGTCAACCATATCATGGTCGAGTGCAATTACAGCCAGAAGATCATAGACAGACGTATGCACCAGGGAGAAGCAGCGAAAGGGCTCAGGGACAGGATCATCCAGTCCCATATGGAGCTTGAGACATGCAAGGAGTTTATCCGGGCGAATATAAGTACTTACCTGGATAATGTAATCCTGCTGCACTTATCAGACAGCAATTCTGACGAGAGACTGTTCCGGGAAGAGGTGCAGGGGATCGTCGGGCCCAGCGTAAATGTCTTTATAGCGGACAAGGGACTTTGCGTGGACCTGGACTCCTTACCATTTAATTAATTAGCACCTCCGGTATAACATATCACAAATTTTATCCGGAATGGAATAGACCTACTTATCCGATTTATACCGGGGTGGCTGACCCCCATCCCGGAGAAAGGAGCAATAAGATTGACAATAATTGAAGACACTAGACAGCAGGCAGATAAACATAAAATCGAGAATGCCCAGCTGGAAAAGCTCGGGGTAAAACTCTTACGGAGCAAACTCCCTGTTGGGGATTATGCGAACATAAAAGATTTATCCATTGTTATAGACAGCAAGAAAGACCTTCAGGAATGCGTGGGCAATATCTGCGGCAAAGAACATCCCCGTTTCCGGAGGGAGTGCCAACTGGCACAGGAGCATGGAATTAAATTAATCATCCTAGTGGAACATGGATGGGGAATAAAAAACATCGATGATGTAGCCCTCTGGCGTAATCCACGTATAGACGCATTTGAGCGGAAGATTAAGTCCATGCAGCGGAAAGGCCTTCCTGTAGCCGGAATGAGGCCTCCTACGAGCGGTGAGACGCTTTCCAAGGCCATGAAGACCATGCAGGAGAAATACGGGGTAGAGTTCCGCTTCTGTAGCCGTGGTGACGCCGGGAAAGTGATAGTTGAGATCCTGGGTGGTGATTAACCATGCGGAGCTACCGTCAGAAGATGGCTGTATGGATGCAGCATAAGCCAAAGCGCGAAAAGCCTGCAACAACCAGACAGGACAGGAAAACGTCTTATGTCGCCACAAGGGAGCTCCTCATAAAGATGGTCAACGGGTACAGGACAATACTAAAAGGCTTCGAACCCATGTCGGACGACTGGGCGGCATGCATGGAATATGTACTGCGGTATGAAAGGGATCTTGAAATATTGGAAAGCGGGACACATGAAGAGCGTAAGGGGGTAATCGAGAAATATGGCAGATGAAGCCGTCAGGCAGTTTACTAAACAGGAATTCAATACGGAAGCCCCTTACAAGCTTTTGTTTGACCTCAGGAACAACCGGTTCAAGTATAATCAGGTATTCACGTCATTAAAAGAAAATGCGGCCAGTGTCGGGTTCAAGGATTTTGGGAGGATGCTAAAGGCTTATGCCGAGGAACAGGCCGGAAGGGGCGTAATAATAGACAACGTGACCCAGTTTGACGGCCAGGAGATGGAGCTTAAGACCGGGGAATGGCTGGCGGATGATTTCGGTGTCTCCCGGAGGAATGAACGCAACGGCGAGGACATTGCATGCGTACACCCGATCATGCCGGTGGAATGCCTGACCAACATCGATACCGGGATAGAAAAGATACGCATTGCATTCCGTAAAGGCAAGTTTTGGAGGGATGAGATATACGAGAGGCGGACGATCGCCAGTGCAAACAATATCCTTGAGCTTGCCAATAACGGTGTTGCGGTTACTTCCGAAAACTCAAAATACCTGGTGCGCTACCTCCATGACGTGGAAAACATCAATTATGATATCCTTCCCCACCATAAATCAGTCGGCCGGCTCGGGTGGACAAACAGTGACGGGTTCAGCCCTTATGTCGATGACCTGATATTTGATGGGGTGAATAACTTCAAGATCATATACGATTCCGTTAGGCCGGAGGGCGATTTCGAGGAGTGGCTAAAGGTTGCCAAGGCGGTGCGTTCTACGGATTCCCCTGCAAAAATCATGTTGGCTGCCAGTTTTGCCAGCGTGCTTATAAGGATCCTGGGCAAACTTAATTTTATGGTCCATTTATGGGGAGGCACGGAGGCAGGAAAGACCGTTTCCCTGATGCTTGCAGCCTCCGTATGGGCAAACCCGGCAGAGGACGGATACATACAGACCTTTAATGGTACCCAGGTAGCAATTGAGCTCCTGGAGGGTTTTACGAACAGCATGCCGCTCATCCTGGATGAATTCCAGCTGGTCAAGGACAAGAAGATGTTTGAAGGGATTGTCTATATGATCTGTGAAGGGATCGGGCGTTTAAGGGGAAAGAAAACCGGCGGGATCCAGGATACACCGACATGGAAGAACTGTACCCTGACTTCCGGGGAATCCCCGGTCACCAACGCTTCATCCGGGGGTGGCGCCGTCAACAGGATCATAGAAATCGAATGTAAGGGCAAGCTTTTTGAGGATGCCCCAAAAGTGGCGGATATCATCCGGAAGAATTACGGGGATGCAGGAAGGCGGTTTATTGAAATCCTGAGCAATGATGCTGCCAAGGAAGAAGCGGCAAGGCTTTACAAGGAGTTTTATAATGCCCTGGGAACTGATTCCACGGAAAAGCAGACCATGGCAGCCGCAATCATACTGACAGCTGATGCACTGGCAACCAGGTGGATTTTCTGTGACGGGAACGCCCTGACAGCTGGTGACATTGAAAAGTACCTCCACTCCAGGGAATCAGTTGACATGAACCTGAGGGCTTATGAATACCTGCGGGACATGATAGCAGCGAACCACTATAAACTCATAAACGGTGGATACTCCCCGAATGGTGAGTGCTGGGGAAGCTTATCCAAGGGCAGGACCAACATACTTAAAACAGTATTTGAAAGGTTATGCAATGACGGGGGTTATGATTCAAAAGCCCTCGCAAGCTGGATGAAACAGAAAGGATATACGGAATATACTGAAAACCGTGAATTTAAAAAGGTCAGTATTAACAATACTAAACTATGGTGTATATGCCTTATTGAGCCGGATACGGAATTTGAGCCGGTCGGGCAGACACAGCTTCCATTCGGGGCAGATGATCCCACCGACGGTGGATGGCCGGATGAAAGATGGAAGAGCGCAACCGGACAAGGCAAATGACCGGCTCCCCAGTTCCCAGCGGTTCCCACGGTTTTTGAAAAAGTGGGAACCATGAAAACCCAGTAAAATCAAGGCTTTGAGGGTCGTAGTTCCCAAAAAAGTGCGGTTCCCAGAAATTTTAACAACTATATAAGAATTATAAAAATAAAAAAGTATTTTCTATACGCGCGAAAAAGTTTGGGAACTTTGGGAACTATGCCAGTTTTGCCTTAAAAATCAGGGCTTTGACGGTTCCCAAGTGGTTGGGAACTCCGTGGGAACTTTGGGTACTCACAGGAGGTAGATATGGTACCAGACCAAAAACAGGTAAGACAGATATTCCACGAAACCTATAATGTGTTTTATAAAAAATGGACTAACCCTGATACCGGGTACGACACTGACGCAATGATGCAGGAGGTGTATGCCCTGGACAGGAAATATGACTGCCAGCTGTGCCGTGATATCCTGGCGGGGCTGGTGGAAAGCATAGACCAGGAGATGGTCAGGAGGGCAGTATGCTAGAAAGTGAGATTGAAAGCTGGCTAAATACCCAGATTAAGAAACTCGGCGGTAAGTCGTATAAGTTCATCAGCCCGGACAATCCCGGGGTGCCGGACCGGATATATCTTTTTCCTCATGGCAAAGTTTATTTCGTGGAGCTGAAACGGGTTATCGGAAAGCTGTCCGGGATACAGGTATGGCAACGTGAGCAGTTTATGCAGATGGGATGCGACTTCCGGGTAATATACGGTATGGAGCAGGCCAGGGAATTTATAAAAGAGTTAAAGGAGGGATTCGAGTGAACGAAGAACTACAGGGGACTATAGATCCTAATCCGGAATGGTATAAAAACCTCCAGTACAAAGATGTTAAGGTTTTTATCCAGGACAATATTAACAGCGCAAGCAGAAGTTTTGTAGCAATAGGGTACTATCTTAAATACGTCAGGGATAATGAGCTCTTTAAAAGGGATGATTATCAAAATATATGGGAATTTGCAAAAGGTGAATTTGGTATTGGTAAATCCAGCGCGAGCCAGTTCATGAGTATCAATGATAAATTTTCTAAGGACGGAAACTCACCTATTCTGCTCGACCAGTACAAAGATTTTTCGAGCAGTAAACTGGCTGAGATGCTGACATTATCAGATGAGCAACTGGAGCAAGTAACAATTGCAACCACGAGAGCAGAAATCAGAGAGATGAAGCAGCCAACTAAGGAAATCGAAACCGTTCTGCATGCAGAACAGCGACCTGAATGTTTCATCCGTGATCAGATTAACGAAACCGGAGAAGAAGGATTGAAATGCTCCGCTGGAATATCAGAAGAGTGTGACAATTGCGACAAGTCGGAGCCGGAGGGACTTTCCCGAGATCAACTTGGAGCTATTGGAAAGCATGATAAAGCCAAAGAAATATTAGATCATTTAATGAGCGAAGAGTGGTGCTCCCTGGTTATATGGAGGCGGTTCCTCGAAGAAGATATCACTAAAAAAGGCAAGGAGGAAGCCTGTAAAGATTTTCTGAGTTTTCATGGGAACCATGGTCAAACACTGCCGGCGGAGAATGGACATCCCAAATTTAGATTCATGCTCCACGGGAGCCATGGCAATGCCCCGGGGAAGGTAGAGATCCAATGGGACAATGATAAGGCAGAAATGCCCACCGATGAATTCATGGATCTGTATTTAAAATATCCGGTATATGACGATAAGAAACCGGATGGTACCTCCCTTCCTGAGGACAATGCGGATGAATCGGAGCCGGAGGAATCCGGGCTGATTGATGATCTGGATCTTAGTGTCCGAACATATAACTGCTTGAAACGTGCCGGAATTAATACAATCGAAAAGCTTTGCAGCATGACGCTGGACGAAGTAACACAGATACATAATTTGGCACCAAAGTGTGTCGCAGAAGTCCAGGAGAAGCTTGCGGGGGTTGGCAGGGTTTTAAAAGGGCAGCCCAAGAAAAGTAACTGGGAGCTAGGCGTATTTGAGGATGACAATGCAGGCTATGGATGGATGCGGTCACAAACCGTAGATCAATTCTTTGATATGCTGCATGGCAAACACTTAAGCCCTGCCGATATCGGATCCCGGACTGATAGCTTCGAGGTGTTCGCATACACGTATTTTGCGGAGCGGCAGGAGGATTATATTGCCTTCGAAAATGCAGACAGCGGAAAAGATTTCAAAGTTGCTTACCAGAGGGTTGTAAATGAGTTTGAACGATTCAAAGAAAATCACCCGGTGCCGGATGATATCCCCGCTTCCATGGACAATGCCACTGGAATTGTGGATAATCAGCCCGAAACCATGAATGATTCGGATGTAATTGATCCTGAGGAAGAGGCTCTTATATTCGATTTCTGGGAAGGGAAGCCAGTAGTAAAGCAATGCTCCAGCTGTAATTACAACACCATGACCCCTGAAGAGTTTAAGATGATTGATCATGATGGTGGGCTACCGTGCAATGACTGTGACGACAGGCTATGTAATTGGATCCCTGGAGCTACATCGAAATACAATAAATCTGTTGTTAAACAGGATGAAACTGTTGAATCAACGGAAACCGTTACCGAGGAAGAATCTTTTCCGTGCGACACCTGCGGTCATGATATAAATGGCTGCTGCAATTATGAAGATGATAGTGACTGGTGTGAGCTGGGAAGTGCATGGATCCCGAAGGCGGGAGAATCTGAGCAGGTTGAAACTGTAGAAGCCGAGATCATCCAGACAGAGCCGGAATATGATTTTGACAGGATATCCAAGTACGGCTTACCGGACATAAAATCCCTCATCCATGACCACCGCAAAAATATGGAAGCATACAAAGAGTGTCAGCTGGATGCCCCTGTAGTCCGCAGGGAGAAGATGCAGCTTGATGCCCTGGAATTATTGGAGAAGATGCTGTCAATACCTGACCCCCTGGAAGATATAGATGAACAGTACACCATTGCTGACGTGCAGGAGGAGCTTGGGAAGCTGACCGTGTATGTTGATACATACCGCCGGAACAATGACACGATGCCTGGTCGGCGTAAAGCCAGGATGCGGTTAGATGCAATATCCTTACTCCTGAAAGAGATGGAGGGGAAGCAGGCATGAACAACAAAGTTATCTTAGACCTCTGCGGCGGTACCGGAGCTTGGAGCCGGCCGTACAGGGAAGCCGGGTATGATGTAAGGGTGGTCACCCTTCCCGATTTTGACATTCTGGCGACCGGGCATGATGACACTTTCCTGATCTTCAGGAATGCAGACCGGACAAATGTTATGACGATACCATTTGCTGACGTTTATGGTATCCTGGCAGCTCCTCCGTGTACGGAATTCAGTTTGGCAAAAGGCAATGCATCCAGGGATTTTCAAGGAGGCATAAAGGTTGTGGAGGCGTGCCTGAAAATCATATGGCAGTGCAGGATAAACGGCAGTCTGAGGTTCTGGGCAATGGAGAACCCGAGGGGATACCTGAGGCAGTTCCTGGGCAGGCCACAATACACTTTTGAGCATTGGTACTTTGAACAGGATACGCATTTTATCAAACCGACTGATTTATGGGGATATTACAATCCCCCGAAGCAGACTAATTTTAAAAGGCCCCACCAGGAAATAAGGACAAGGCACGCCGTTTTATTTGGGAACCCGCCTTGTCCAGAAGAATACGAATGGCTTAACAAACTACCCTATGCGAAAAGAAGGGCTGCCATAAGAGCCATAACACCCAGGGGATTTGCAGAAGCCTTTTATAGGGCTAACAGGTAGGAGGTGCCTATGACTTACGATAAAAAGCTGATCGATAAGGCCAAGGTATCCCGCTGCAGGATTTGCTGGGAGTACATAACCGAGGCCGAAGCAGATGCATGCGAGTTCCAGGCCTGCAAAACCAGTAGGGGGGGGGCTTTGCCTTTACTCATACCCGGTGCTGGCAGAGAGAGAAGGAGGTAAAGATTAATGGCAAATAGAAATACTACCGTATACTGCGGAGCAGAGGATTGTGTCTATAACGACGAAGGTATCTGCGGCAAGGATGCAGTTGAGCTGGACAATTTTGGACACTGTGAGGATTGCGAGTGAGGAGGCTGTATGAGGCAGAAAAAATCTAAGAATCCGGTAAATATTATCCTTCGGGATCCGGGAGCCAATGACAAAAGGAAATGCCGGGACTGTGAATGCCGGAATGACAAGGGTTATTGCGATAATTATTTCCTGCATGCGGTCATACGGCAGGTATGCAGGCAGCCGGTTAAGGAGGCAACATGAGGACACTTTTACGGTACCCGGGGAGCAAGCAGCGGATAGCTCCCTGGATCATAAGCAAGATGCCGCCGCACCATAGTTATTTAGAACCGTACTTCGGAGGAGGGGCGATCCTTTTCAACAAGGAGCCTTCCCGGATCGAGACAGTGAACGACCTGGACGGGGATGTGGTCAACCTCTTCCAGGTAATCCAAAATCCTGTGCAAAGGGAGGAACTGATTAGGCTGGTTGTCTATACGCCTTATGCCAGGGCCGAGTATGACGGAGCCTTTCCGGAAAGCCCTGGGGATCTGGGTTCGGTGGAAAGGGCAAAAAATTTCCTGATCCATTCGGGGATGGGGCATGGGTTCCGCCTCTGTGAGAAAACCGGATTTAAGCGGGATGTATACGCCAGGGAGGCAGCCTACGCCGTGAGGTACTGGAACCGGCTGCCGGATGAGATCTCCGGGGTTGCCCTAAGGCTCAAGATGGTGCAGATCGAGCACCGGCCTGCCGTTGAGCTGATAAAGGCCTTTAATCACTCGAATGTCCTGGTTTATGCGGATCCGCCCTATGTGATGTCTACCCGGGGCAGGAAGATGTACAGGCATGAGATGGCGGACGAGGATCATATTGAGCTTGCAGAGACACTCCTGCAGCACACCGGCCCAGTGATGTTATCCGGGTATGACAATGAGATATACAATACATACCTGTCAGGATGGCGCAAGGAATCCATACCGGCCAGGGCGGAGAACAGCCTTCCCAGAACCGAAGTGCTGTGGATGAATTTTTGATAAACAAAAAGCCAAGCGCATTGTTAAGAGGCGCTTGGCATGGGGCTGACGGGGATCGAACCCGCACGAGCGTAAGCTCATTGAGTTGGCAACTCAACATGTCTTCCGATTCCATCACAGCAAGTATATTATAGCATAACTATGTTGAGAATAAAAGGAAAATTTCAAGGAGGTAATTATGAGTGATCAAGATGCTTTAGAAGTGATAAAGGACCTTAGAAAATTTAACGAGGCTGGAGTGCTGCTAACTCCCGAAAGCGTAGACAATGACCCGCTATACGATTGTGTACTGTCACACGCAATCAGAGCATTAGAGGAAAGATGTGGAATAGCCGATTAAAAACCATGGTTGTCCCATATATGGGACAGGAAGGAGATTTAAAATGAAGTGTACGATCTACATTGACGAAATGGTAAAAATAAGGCATCTGGTGGAGGTGGAGACGGATAACCCGGATAATGTCGGGATGGTTCTTAATGCCCTTGACGTGGAAAGCTGATGAGATTATAACAAAAATATTAATATCAGTGCAGCATTTAACACAGGACGGGCTTGACCAGCTTAAGTCCTCCCTGTATATGCATCTTGGCAGGCTCCAGATATTTGAGGAGGAAACGGCACTTGCTACTGGCCTGGATGATAATGACGACAAGATCAACCTATTTCTGGCTACACTAAAAATTGAGGGCAGGACAGACGGAACCATAGAGGCCTATAAGTGCGAGTACCGGGTGTTCTTTGATTTTGTCAACAAGAATTTTAGGGATATTACGGTCAATGACATACGGATTTATCTCGCTCACTGCAAGACTGTACGTAAAAATATTGACAGTACGATCAATAACCGGATCCATAATCTTAAGACACTGTTTAAGTGGCTTCTGGCAGAGGAGTACATACTCAAGGATCCTATGCTTAAAATTAAGCAGGCCAAGACAGAGCAAAAGGTAATGGACACCATAACGGACATGCAGGCAGAGGTTGTGCGCTGTTCGTGCGATAAGGAGAGGGATAAGGCGATTGTTAATATCCTTTCTAGTACCGGGATGAGGGTTGGGGAGCTGGTCAAGCTCAATAGGTCTGACATAGATTTTATAAACGGTGAGTGTATCGTATACGGTAAAGGCCGTAAAGAGCGGCCGGTGTATCTTGATGGCAGGGCAAAAGTGCATTTGATGTGGTACCTTGAGAGCAGGACAGATAATAACCCGGCGTTATTTGTAGGATTACGTGCGCCACATAACCGCTTATCAGATGATGGTGTCAGAGCTATGCTTAATCGGATATGTAGCGAAGATATAAAGCTTAACCCACACAAGTTCAGGAGGACAATGGCCACAAATATGCTCAATAACGGGGCACCGGTGGAGCATGTAAAGGAAATATTGGGACACAAGTATATCCAGACTACTTTGCAATGCTATGCCCGTTTAAGCAGCTATGTAATTAAGGATGCGCATAGGAGGTATGCGGTATAAAGGGGTGATAGATAGATTGACGGAAAATGAAAAGAAAAAACAGTACTTAAGTGGCTATAAAAATTTATGCCTAAAGCTTAGGTCCCTTGAGGAGCAGTTGCAGTCCCTTCGTGAAGTAGAGGAATCGGCCAAGATTCAAAAGCTGAGTGATATGCCAAAGGGAGGTAAGCAGACAGATCTGTCTGACTTAATGGTTAGAATCGAAATCATATTCACTAAGATTGTAAGGTTAAGGGGAGAATGTCTGAAGCTTAGGATCGAGATTGAAAACAGGATTGCTGATATACCTGACGGCATGGACAGCCTGATACTGCATAAGAGGTACATAGAATTTAAGATATGGGAGCAGATAGGGGAAGAATTAGGGTATAGTGGGAGGCAGATAATTAATTTACACGGCAGGGCATTGATTAATTTTAACATTTCATAGAATTTCATGCGAAGGTTGTGATATGATCAAACTGCCAAGGAAATGAGAGTATATCCAGTGGCTGTTTAGGCAGTATGTTGACTTACTATTTCAAACGAAGCCTGTAAATCGGTAGCAAATAGCGCATACTCAGTGATTGAGAGTGACTTCTGGAGTAAGCCTTTTTCAAAGTAAAAGATGGCTATTAGCCGATGAAGGATGTAGTTACTGCTTTATACATCATCTGCTTATTACGGCATAAGCGGGAACGATAAGCGGAGGCTGCCAGGTGCCTTGTAAACCTGGCATATGGGATCGTAGCTCAATCGGCAGAGCATGAAACGTATGTCAATGGATACAGGTTCGAGTCCTGTCGCTCCTTTCCCTCATTAGGAGGGATCCCCCTTATATATCCCCTTAATAAGGCATTCGGCTTCGGCTGGGTGCCTTTTGTATTGCAAATGCTGTCAGATTGTGGTAGTATTTGGAGTGAAAGGAGGTGCGAAAATGCCAAAGTCAGATAAGGAATTAACAGCTGAAATAATATGCAGTTATATTCATGCATGGGGATCGCAAAGTAATTGTGTCCCGGTAAAATCATCAGAGTTGCCCAATCTTATTAAGACGGTATACAGTACCATAGTTGAACTAGAAGGGGTGGACTCAAAAAAGTAGTAGAAAAATTGGAATAAGCATCCTTCGGGGTGCTTTTCTTATACCCAAAACAAATAAAATGCACGGTTTTGGAGACCGTGATAGTGCCGTGGAAAGGACGTGAACCTGATGGCATTAACAGATAAACAGAAATTATTTGCAGATGAATACTTAATAGACCTTAATGCCACCAGGGCATACAAGGCGGCGTATAAGAATATTAAGAGTGATGCGGTAGCAGCTCAAGCCGGCAGTAGGATGTTGAGAAATGTCAAGGTTGCCGAATATATCGAACATCGCATGAAAGATCGGGAAAGGCGTACCGAAATCACCCAGGACAAGGTTCTGAATGAGCTGGCTGCTATTGCTTTCTCAAGCGGGGCAGATTTCGCCCAAGTCGTTGACGAACCTATACTTGTTAACGGCAGCTATGTAATGGATCCGGATACCGGAAAACTGAAGACCTGGGAAACCGTTAAAATTACTCCTACCGATAAGCTTCCCGAGGAAAAGCGTAAGGCAATCGCAGGGATTAAACTAGGGAAGAATGGCATAGAGGTAGCCACCTGCGATAAGGTCAGAGCTCTGGAGCTGCTAGGGCGGCATTTAGGCATGTTTAAGGATAAGGTCGAGATAACCGGCCTCAATGAAGAAAAGAGCAAGCTTGACGGCATTATCACACAGCTAAGGGGTGGTTAAGGTTGAGCCAGGAACAATTGATTCTGTCCGATAAGTACAAAGCCTTCATCCGGCATACAGCTCCGGTTGAGTTTCTGGAGGGCACCACGGCAGCCGGCAAGACCACGGTAGGCATATTCAAATTCATGTTGTTGGTAGCCGAAAGTAAGAAGAAGTACCACATCATAGCTGCCAAGGATACCGGTACCGCTGAGAAAAATATGATCAACAAGGATCTGGGGATTATAGATGATTTCGGGATCCTGACAGAATACAACGGCAACGGTACCAAGGACGAGAAAATACCGCACATCCTGTATCATACCAGCAATGGGGATAAAATAGTCTACGTGATGGGCTACGGTGACAAAAAAAAGTGGCAGAAAGCCCTGGGCGGTCAGTACGGCTGCCTTTACATAGACGAGATCAATACGGCAGATATTGACTTCGTAGGAGAGGCCATGATGCGATCCGATTATACCATGGCCACGCTTAATCCGGATGATCCAAGCCTTCCGGTCTATAAGAAATACATCAATTGCAGCCGCCCCCTTCCGGAATACAGGAGTGATGCCCCGGATGAAATAAATAACATGTTAACCGAAGAGCCGAAGCCCGGATGGGTGCATTGGTTCTTTTCTTTTGCCCATAATGCCGGCTTGCCACAGGAGAAGATTGATCGGATCATTTTGAATGTACCTAAAGGGACAAAGCTCTGGAAGAATAAGATCCAGGGATTGAGGGGTAGGGCAACCGGGTTGATTTTCCCGAACTTCACCCGGGAGAAGAATGTCATTAGCAAGGCTCAGCTGCTCCGATGGATGAAGGATGAGAAAAAACCTTTAAAGTTTGAGTACTTCACCTGCGGTGTTGATACCTCCTACAGTCAGGATAGCCCGGATACATTCGCATTTATTTTTGAGGGCATTACAAAGTGTGGCAAATGTATCGTATTGGATGAAGAGGTCTACAACAACCGGGATCTCCAGATACCGCTTGCACCTTCAGATATTGTTCCCCGGCTCATAGCTTTTCTGGAGCGCAATAGACAGGAATGGGGGTTTGCCAGGGACGTATTCATTGATAATGCGGATCAGGCCACGATCACAGAATGCTTGAAATATAAGCGGACTTACCCTTGTTTATATAACTTCCTGAACGCATATAAAAAGATTACAATTATAGACCGTATCCATTTACAGCTCGGTTGGATCAACTGCAATGATGCGGTCTTTTATTACGTCCTGGATCACTGTAAATATCATATTCAGGAGCACGAGGTCTATAGTTGGAGGGATGATAAGTACGAGCCGGAGGACAAGAATGACCATACTATTAACGCGGCTCAGTATGGCTGGATACCATTTAAAACAAAGATAGGAGGATTGGTTAAGTGAGTACATTGCATTTATGTATTATTTGCTTCACGGTAATGATATGCGTAGCTATGATAACCAGTACAATTGATAAGGCGGTGAGTAAACGTGATTCCGATAAAAACAGAAACGACTAATTGCATAATGAAAGGGAATGCTCCGGACGTTATGGACCTGCCAGTTACTATGTATGTGACAGAAGACGGAATTCCTGCTATGCAGAGCTGCTTTGAGCTGTCTGAAGACGAACTGCAGGAGATAAACCGGACCGGAAAATTGTATTTTTCCCTTTATGGCAATGCGCATCCACCTATCTGCCTGAGCACTGTACCTTTTGTAGAGGAGGCTGATAGTTAATGGGTTGGTTCAAGAATATGGTTATAAGGCTCCTGAAGATCACTCCGGCCGTTGACCGCAAGATCACGATCAAGGAGCCGTTGAGCTTCCAGGGCAATGTCCTGAAAAACCAGATCTGGTACCGGGGAGATCCCTCGGAAATTGAGCAGTTCTTTAAACAGGCTGGCATTGACGATGTATCGAAGGCGCGCTTCTGGGCATCGGTTCCCCAGGACCGTGTCAGGAAGATACATAGCGGTATCGTGCAGATTGTCATTGACCGGTTCAAGGATATTGTCCTGGCTGACCTGGATGATATCAGTTTGGGTGAAGACAGCAAGGACAACAAACCTACCCCGCTTAAGGATTTATGGGATGAGATAGCAAAAGATAACGACTTTGAGGAAATCCTTGGCCAGGCAATCCAGGGAGCACTTGCTGCCGGTGATGGCGCTTTTAAGCTATCGGTGGATCCCGCTGTCAGTGAATACCCGGTTATAGAGTTTTTTGAAGCTGATTCAGTTGATTATGTTTATAAGCGAGGACGGCTACAGGAGATATTCTTTTATACGAATTACCCGGTCGGCAACAAGGAATACCGTCTCCAGGAGACGTATGGCAAAGGGTATGTTAACTATAAACTATTTAGTGAGGATGGGAAGGAAGTGCCACTTAACACTCTTTCCGAAACCAAGAATTTGGTCGATGTTGCCTTCCTTGGTGACTTTATTATGGGCATTCCACTTAAGATATTCTCATCCTCTAAATGGAAAGGCAGAGGCAAAGCTCTTTTTGATAGTAAGACGGATGATATCGACGCCCTGGACGAGATAATTAGTCAATGGCTGGATGCGGTTCGGTCCGGCAGGGTAAAGAGATATATTCCCGATGATTTATGTCCAAGGAATCCTGAAACAGGAGAGTTGCTGCCTCCGAACCCATTTGACAATCAATACGTAAAGATAGGATCCTCACTTGCAGAAGACAATAAGTCAAAGATCGACGTATCCCAACCGACGATTGCATATGAGGCATATCGCGAATCCTATGCCGGATGGCTTGATCTGGTGCTACAGGGGATCATATCCCCGGCTACACTTGGCATTGACCTGAAGAAAACAGATAATGCGGAGAGCCAGCGCGAAAAGGAAAAGGTCACTCTTTATACCCGTGGTCAGATCATAAATGCGCTGAATAAGGTTATCCCCCAGCTGGTAGCTGCTGTCATGATGGCTTACGATACTATGCGGAGCGTGGCCCCTGGGGAATATAAGGCATCGGTAAAATTCGGTGAATATGCCGCTCCTGGATTTGACACTGTTGTCGAAGTGGTGGGCAAGGCCAAGACATATGGCATAATGTCTACTGAAAAATGCGTTGATGAACTTTATGGCGATACCATGACGGATGAAGAGAAGGCGGAGGAGGTGACCAGGATCAAGGCTGAAAACAGCATGAACACCGAGGAGCCCTTGATTAACCGAGAAGAGGACGAAGATCCGGAAGACGGTGATCTAAATGAATGATTATGATGTCGGCAAGATCATGCAGGAAATTGAAATCGAGCTTATTAAGTCGATGCGCCGGAACCTTGGAAGGCATATGAAATGGGAAAAGGAAGAAGGCTTCAAATGGGAACAGTGGCAGGCGAAGAAGATCCGGGAAATACGGAAGTTCCGAAATCAGAACAAAGCCATTATGAAAAGCTATGACCGTAAGTTAGGCATTGCAACCAGGATTGATCTATTAAAGCAGTATTTGGAGGGCGGTCGAAAGGTTGATAAGCAAGTATCCAAGGTGATTGAAAAGGGGTATAGTTTGGTTAAGCGCACGCCTAACAATGATTTCTTTCAAGGCGATAGTGAGAAATTGAAGCGTTTAATCAATGCTATTGACAATGACCTTAAACAGGCCATGAATGCGGCGTTTCGGCAGATGGATGATGTCTATCGGAAAACCATATTCAAGACCGAGGTATTCCTTGGATCAGGTGCAACCACTCTTGATAAAGCTATCGACATGGCTACAAAGGATTTCCTGGCAAAGGGTATTAACTGCATTACATATGCCGGTGGCAGACAGGTCAACATAGCCTCTTATGCCCAGATGGCGGTCAGGACGGCTAATAAGCGGGTATTCTTGATGGGTGAAGGTGAACGCCGGAAAGAATGGGGATTAAGCCTAGTGCTGGTTAGCCAGTACATGCAGAGCTCTGAAACATGCCTTCCCTGGCAGGGGCGAGTATATATAGATGATGTGTACTCTGGGGGTAGTCCGGAAGATGGCGATTACCCTCTTTTGAGCCAGGCAATTGAAGGAGGGTTATTTCATCCGAACTGCCGGCATACAATGAGTACATTTTTCCCGGAAGTAAACGAGGAGCCAGAACTGATGCGTAAGTCCGAGATAGGAGACCAGTACGAGAAAGCCCAAAGGCAGGCTGAGATTAACCGCAATATCCAGAAATACAGGCGGCTCAAGGAGGGCAGCCTGGACCAGGAAAATATTAAAAAATATGACGCTAAACTGAAAGAATGGCAAAGTAAATTAAATTAGTGATAACAGCATCCTCCGTGGGTGCTTTTATTATACAATTCAATCCACCGGACGAGACCGGGATAACAAAGCGAAGGAGAGAGAAGAAATGAAGAAGGAAGATTTTATTGCATTAGGTTTGACAGAGGAGCAGGCAACCAAGGCGGCTGAGGCATCCGGGAACGAACTGAAAACTTATGTCCCGAAACATAGATTTGATGAGGTTTCCGAGGAGAATAAAACCCTCAAGGGTACCGTTGAAGCGAATAACAAAGCCCTGGAAGACCTAAAAAAGTCTACCGGTGACGCTGAAGGCCTTAAGAAGCAGATTGAGACTCTGCAAACTGAAAACAAGACAAAGGATGAGACGCACCAGGCAGAACTGAAAGAGTTGAAACTCAATAATGCTATCAAACTGGCAATCGCCGGCAAGGTGCATGATGAGGATCTGGCCGCAGGCTTATTTGATAAGTCTAAACTGATCCTTGGGGAGGATGGGAAGATCACCGGGCTGGATGATCAGCTGAAAAACCTTCAGGAGAGTAAGAAGTTCCTGTTTAAGGAAGAGGTACCACCTGCTAAGCCGGGATTCGTTCCGATCGGCAGTCCTCCTCCGGTACCTGGCAGCAATAATAACAATTCAACAGTGAGCTTTAAGGATGCGGTAACGGCTGCAATCCAGGCTCAAACCAAATAAGAAAGGATGAATTTATATGCCGATTACTTTAGCAGAAGCACAAAAAAATGTGCAGGATGCCCTTCAGATGGGTATCATTGATGAGTTCAGGAAATCAAATTATATTCTGGACAATATTACTTTTGATGATGCAGTTTCCCCTACGGGAGGCGGCGCAACACTTACTTATGCTTACACGAGGTTGACAACTCAGCCTACAGCCGCATTCCGTGCCGTGAACAGCGAATACACACCCCAGACAGTTTCAAAACAAAGATATACCTGTGATCTTAAGGTGTTTGGCGGAAGCTATGAGATTGACCGTATCATTGCCGGTATGGGTGGTATCGCTAACGAAGTTACCACGCAGTCCCAGCAAAAGGTAAAAGCTGCCCAGGCGCTTTTTAACGACACTGTTATTAATGGTGACAGTGCTACGGACGAGAATGCTTTTGATGGGCTTGAAAAAGCTCTTGCAGGCTCCAGTACAGAGTATATACCAGGCACGGCAATTGATCTTTCTACCTCTGCCGCAATTGACGCTAACTACAAGGTTTTTCTTGATGTGCTTGACGAATTCCTTATGGGTCTGGATGGGCAACCTTCCTTTATTGCAGGTAACTTGAAACTGATCGCTAAAATCAGAGCGTGTGCGAGACGTGCCGGTATGTATATGACTTCAAAAAATGATTTTGGTCAGCAGATAGAATCATACGGTCCTATTCCGTTAATTGACCTTGGGGCGAAAGCCGGAAGCAACAATCCTGTAGTGCCTATCCTTTCAGCAACCGGTTCTGAAGGCCATACTTCCTTATATGCTGTCCGCTTTGGATTAGATGGTTTCCACGGCGTATCTATGGCAGGACAGCCTCCGGTAAAGACCTGGCTACCTAACTTTAACGACCCGGGTGCTGTTAAGAAAGGTGAGGTCGAAATGGTTGCAGCTGTAGCCTTGAAAGCAACAAAAGCTGCCGGCGTTATGAGAAAGATTAAGGTTCAATAAGGAGGAGACTTATGGCAAAGATAATCGCACCGAACAAACAATATACCGGTATATCGGCTAGCATTCCTTTCATTAATGGGCAGGGTGAGACAGATAGCCCTGTTCTTATTGATTGGTTCAGGCAGCACGGATACATTGTGGAAGATGAAGAACAGGAGCCGCCCAAGGAACCGGGTAAGTTTGATGGTTGGAATGCCGATCAACTGAGGGCATACGCCGAAGAGCACGGCATTAACATTGGTCAGGCAACTTCTGTTAATGGCATCATGAAGAAAATTGAGGATGCTGAAAAGAAAGGGGATTAGTCATGGCATATACTACTAGTGAAACATTGGATGATGAACTCCTGGAACTTGCTAGTAGCAAGATTGACGAGCTTACCTTTAACCGGATCGTAGCCAGGGGATTTATTAATCTTACTGCTTTCCAGAAAGATAAGATTGAAAAGGCTACCCTGTTGCAGGCGCAGTATTATGAAGACTATGGAGTTGATCCGGGAGCATTAAGCGGTTTCAGTGTTCCCGGGTTAAGCCTCAGCTTCGGGCAGGGAACCGGTGAATCGGTTCCGGCCGGAGTAAGCCCGGCTGCGCATTCCCTGTTAAAACAGACAGGGTTAATGGTAAGGACGGTGTGCTGATGATACCTGATAAATTACCCATGTTACCAAAGAAGATTTTTAATCAGGATTGGACCATAACAGTTGATCAGGAGCTCAGCGAGGATGGGTATACGCCTCCGGCAGATCCTGTTGCTGAGAAGTGCTGGTTCAGTGGCAAGGCATATCAGGTGATGGATGCCGAAAAGCATATAATTCGTTTAGAGGGCGTCCTGGTTGCCCTTGGAGATCTTTTTCCTGATATCCCTGAGATAGCAAAGGGTACAGCTCAAAAAGGTGCAGGAAAGGCCTATAAGATATACCGGTGCCAGCGCCCACTTAATCCGGACGGATCCGTCTATGCTACAGTATTGGAGTTGATGTAATGCATGTAAAAGTGAAAATGAATAAGTCAGCCATAAGGACTTTGTCACAAGCACAGATCACGGCACTGGAGCAGACAGCGAAAGCGGTTAAGACAGATGTCATGGCTGCTAATGTCATACCTTTTGATGAAGGTACCCTGCAGAATGAATCGACCATGATTGATACCAGCCGGTCAAAAAGGGGGCATGCCGCGATATCATCCGATACCCCCTACGCGAGACGGCTCTATTTCCATCCGGAGTATAATTTCCATAAGGATAAGAACCCGCATGCACAGGGCAGGTGGTACGATCCATGGATCAACGGCAGGAAGAAGGATCTTGCAATAAAGGCCTTCCGCGCAATTTACAAGAGACTGACAGGAGTGTGATACGATATGACCTTGAAAGAGATAAGGGACTGGCTTAAGCCCAAGGTACCAGGCATAGGAAATGCCTATATAGGCAGGACTGATCCTGCCAAGGAAAAATCCATCTGCGTATATGGCCGGGCCAGCTCCCCGGATACTATTGCGGTCGGTGGCCTTGCTAACACTTCAACGGCTACCAAGGGCATCAGTATCCTGGTCCAGTGGTCTAAAGATCCTGATGCCGCAGAGGTAAAAGCAAAAAGTATATATGATATCTTCAAGGGCACGCATGCCGTGATAAACGGTACGGAGTGCTTTTTCAATATGCTGAACAATGAACCTGTACCTGTAGGCATAAATGATAAAGATATCTATGAGTATGTAATTGACCTAAATATTGTTTATAAGAGAGGATGATTATAATGTCAAGTACAGGAGTTAATCCGGTAAATGAGATAACTTTCGGAGTTAACATTACCGGAAGGAGCGGTACAACCAGCACGGTTGTAAAGGATGCAGAGTCATTGGCGATTGCCATTGACGGCAATATTGAAGAGTGGAACCCGATGGATATGGCAGGATGGGTAAGACGTTTAATTACATCAAAGTCGTTAACCATTTCCATGGGGGGCAAGAGGAATTACGGGGATCCCGGCAACGATTATGTAGCCGGACTGGCTTGGAAAAACGGACAGGATTGCAACTCAATCTTCACGGTTACTTTTCCTAACGGAGACAAGCTTGTTTTTGACTGCGTAATCAATGTTACCTCCATGGCCGGTGACAGCACTGCTATTGATGCGCTTGAGTGGGAGGCTCTTTCCGATGGAAAGCCGACATACACGCCTGCAGAACCGTAAAATTACAGGAGCGGACTGGATGCCGCTCCTATTTTATTGAATGAAAGGAGGACATACTTATGTCCAATATTATAGATATTTCAGCAAGGATTACCAACCAGCTTCCGGTAGTGAAGATTACCGATGAGATCATTGTTACAGTTAATAACCGTAAGAGTACGATCATGAGTATGCAGCTGCTGTCAAAAGAACAGGAGAGAAAGGCGAAGGAGAGAGCTGATGAAAACGACGAAAAGGAAGAGTTTGATGAGCTCTCCTTTATGTCTAAAATCCTGTCCATGCTTATTGGCCAAAAGAACGTAGATGCCATTGAAAAACTGGATCTTCCTCTTCCGGAATACAAGATCATTTATCAATGTATTATGGCGGCTGCTACCGGGCAGTCGCAGGAGGAAGTGGAGAAACGATTTCAATAATCAGGAATCGTACTATGATCTGTATGATGACTGGGAATTAATCGAAGCAAGCTTTTTAAAGCAATATGGTATCAGGCTCCGACAGGAAGATGATATGTCCTGGCCGGAGTTTTGTTCTTTATTGAGCGGCATTATGCCGGACACTCCATTGGGGGGCATTGTTTCTATCCGAGCGGAGAAGGATCCGAAACGTATTAAGGAATTCACGGCGGATCAAAGGAAAATCCGCAATGACTGGTTGTTGAGACGTAATAAAAAGCTCAGAGAGGATCCGACAGCCTATAAGGCATATTGGGAAGGGTTCCAGAAATGGGCGAAGTCAACCTTCAGCTAAGTATATAGAAATATTCGAAGAAAGGAGGTTGTATAGCTGTGAGCACGGAAGTAGGAAGAATAGATCTGGGCTTGTATGTGAATCAAAAAAGCTTTAACCAACAGTTGGCCGGCATTGCTGGGGGTGCTGAAAAAGGTGTTAAAAAGGCATTTAGCGGGTTAGGTTCCATGATAGGCTTTACCATTGGGGCTGCCGCTGTCGGGAGCTTCCTCAAGTCGAGTCTTAGTCTTGGCAGCGCCCTGACAGAAGTCCAAAATGTAGTAGACACTACTTTTACCAGTATGAATGGTAGCGTAAATGATTTTGCTACAAACGCCATGGAACAATTCGGATTATCTGAGACAGTCGCAAAACGGTACACAGGTGTTCTTGGTACCATGTCAAAAAGTATGGGGACTACAGAGAAAACGGCATATGAGATGGCTACAACGGTTGCTGGAATGGCGGGCGATGTTGCATCTTTTTATGATATGAGTTCCGATGAAGCATTTACAAAGTTGAAATCTATTTGGACTGGAGAAACGGAAAGTCTTAAGGATTTAGGTATTGTAATGACGCAGACGGCTCTCGATCAGTATGCCTTAAATAATGGCTTTGGCAAGACTACAAGCCAAATGTCTGAACAAACAAAATTGATGCTCAGATATCAATATGTTATGGACGGCTTATCGGCAGCGAATGGAGATTTCGCAAAAACGAGCGGTAGTTGGGCGAATCAAGTTAGGGTTTTAACGCTGAGATTCGACAGTTTTAAGGCTACATTAGGGCAAGGCTTTATAAATCTATTTACGCCTCTTATACAAGCTTTAAATATCCTAATGGAGAAACTCCAAGGTGCTGCCAATGCTTTTAAGTCATTTACCGAATTAGTAACAGGAAAGACAATGGAAACCTCTGCTGGAGCTATAGCTACAAACGCACTCGACGCAACCAGTAATATTCTTGGAATGGGTGATGCTGCTGAATCTAGCGCAAAGAAAGCATCTAAATCATTAGCTGGATTCGATGAACTTAATGTGCTGTCAAGTCAAGCGGCTGGTGACAGTGCAACATCTCCTACGGGTGGATCAAGCGGTATGTCTACTGGAACAGATACAGCGCAAACAGATGGTGTTAATGAATCCCTGGATAATACGATAACAGCTCTTGATAAAATAAAGAGTAGGCTTAATGAATTATCCGGTTTATTTAAACAAGGGTTATCTATCGGATTGAACGGTGCAAGTTTTGATAATGTTATCAGCCATATCGGCGGTATAAAAGATTCTCTTATCGATATATTTGCTGATAAAAAGGTGTTATCATCTGCCAATAACTGGATTAATACGGTCACAGTATCACTAGGTAAAATCACTGGCAGCGCTGCAAGTATTGGGCTAACATTTGTTGAATTGTATTTTGGTAGCATTGATAAATATATAGATCAGAATAAGGATTTTATAAAAGGTAAGATTATATCCATTTTCGATTTATCATCGGATATATCTACATTAGTATCGGACTTTATAGTTGCGATAGCAGACATATTCACCGTATTCAAGGGTGACAATGCTAAACAAATCGGCGCAGACGTAATCGCTATTTTTAGTAATAGCTTTTTAAGCGCATTAGAAATAGTTTTAAAATTTGGGCGTGATGCAATAGAAGCCATAACCAAGCCATTTATCGATAATAAAGATAAAATTAAAGAAGCCCTTGACAATATGCTCGGAGTGGTGTCGGAAGTTGTAGGCGGTATAAAGGATTTTTTAAGCAATACCTTTGAAGCAATTAATAAATCCTATGATGAGTATATAGCTCCTGCGCTAGACAAGTTTAGCAGTGGATTTGATACAGTTTTCAGTGCAGTGCTAGATGCTTATAACAAATACTTGGCTCCTACCATAAAAAATATTTCGGAAAAATTACGTGAATTAATCAATGGACCAGTATCAGATGTGGTACAAAAATTTACTGATTTCGTTGGGAAACTTGTTGATGGCATTGCAACTATATGGGAAGAGACGCTCGCCCCTTTTGTTGCATGGATTATCGAGAATGTGGTACCGATATTAAGTGATGCTTTTGGGGTAGTTGGGGATTTATTTGTTTCTATTGCAACAACAGTTGCTACAGTTGTAGGCGATATTCTGGATGCTCTTGGTGGTCTAATTGACTTTATCGTAGGCGTATTTACAGGGGATTGGGAAAAAGCCTGGGGCGGAATCAAAACCTTCTTTAGTGGCATTGTGCAAGCCATAAAAGATCTCGTTAGCCCAATTGGTAACTTTTTCAAGACTAACTTCGAAGCTGCATGGATGAATGTAAAAACCGCATTCAGCGGAGTAAAGACCTGGTTTGAAAACAAATACAATGATATCACTGGTGTGTTTAAAAACATTCCTACATGGTTTAAAAATAAGTTTACCGAAGCTTGGACAGCAGTTAAGAACGTGTTCTCTACCGGTGGGAAAATCTTCGACGGTATAAAAGACGGAATTGCCGATACATTCAAGACTGTAGTTAACGGGCTTATCAACGGTATTAATAGAATTATTAAGGCTCCATTTGATAAGATCAATTCTATGCTTAATACGATCCGTGATGTCAGTGTCTTAGGAATCACGCCATTTAAAAATTTATGGTCAAGTAATCCGCTGTCAGTCCCTCAAATCCCGGCTTTAGCACAGGGCGGATATGTTGGAGCTAACCAGCCGCAGCTTGCCATGATCGGGGATAATAAGAGGGAAGGGGAAATTGTATCTCCGGAGAGTAAGTTCCAGGAGATGCTTAATGCAGCTGCCAAGCTATCTGGCGGTGGAGGTATCACGGAAGAAACCTTATACCGTGTTATGACGAGAGTGTTCAGGGAAAACCAGCTGGTGGCCGAAGCTGACCAAAACGGAATAATTAAATTAGTAAAGAAGGCAAACGATGAACACCGGAAGAGCACAGGCAAGGCTTTGTTTGGATATTAGGAAAGGAGGGGCTGCCAATGGCTTTTGCAGGATATTTATTAAAAATTAACGGGACGGTCTTTCCTGGTACTTATATACTCAGGGACACCTGGAATACTAACCCTGACCAGATACAGGACGATGATTCTTTTATAGATGGTGACGGAGTACTCGACCGTGACATACTCCCACATACCAGAAGTAAAATCGAATTCAGTACCGTGCCATATTTAAATCTGAATGAAAAAATGGCTATGCAGGAAATCCTGCCAACAAGCCGCACTGAAAGAATACGGGTGACGGCCCAATACTGGAATGATGATACCAATGAATATAAGACAGGCTACTTTTACATACCGGATATAAATTACCCAATCTATGACACTACCGACACGGACATCCTGTATAACTCAATCCGTGTCGCCCTTATAGAATACTAAGGAGGGGCGATATGCTGAATGTGAGTCCGGAACTAAAAACGTTATACAAGACAGTCAAAACCCCCAAATGTTATTCCATATATTTCCCATCACTGGAGTTATCCGTTAATGAGCCAGGTAAAAATAATAAAATGGTGTCAAAAAGCTTCGAGCTTAAGGAACGCCTTTGTTCGGATGATGGGCTGAAATACGGGGAATGCGTGGCTTCCCAGATCAAATTCACCTTAGCTGATGTGGCTGCAGATATAAAAAACCATGAATTCGTAATTGACCAGAAGATATCCGGATTTGATGTCCATTTCGGAATTTATAAAGTTGAGTCCGTGGAAAAACAAAATAACCTCAGGTTTAAGGATATTGTCGCATATGACCGCATGAAGAATATCGAGGTTGATGCTGCTGAGTGGTACAATGGACTGACCTTCCCCCTGACCCTGTCGGAATTCAGGGCCTCATTTTTGTCATTTGTAGGACTCGAACAGGATATAAGCAAGCTTCCACTCCCAAATGACGGAATGACCGTAGAAAAGACAATTAGCGTGTCACAGCTGGCAGGGCGGGCGGTGATAGAGGCCTGCGAGGAAGTAAACGGATGCTTTGGACATATTGACCGGGAGGGGAAATTTACACATATTATTCTCGCGCCTGGATATGGGGATTACCCAACGGATGATTATCCTACTGACGATTATCCGGTTAGCGAGGCAGATACATCCTACACCATGCCCACAGACGAAACCATAACCGCCGGCATGAGGGAATCTATCAAGTTTGAAGAATATACTGTTAAAGAGATTACCAAACTAATTATCCGTCAGGACGATGATGATATCGGGGCAATCGTTGGGGAGGGTTCCAACAGTTATATTATCCAGGATAACTTCCTCGTTTACGGCAAATCAGCTGCAGAGCTCGAAACAATAGCAACAAATATCTTCGGATATATCGCTAAAAGACCCTACAGGCCATATGAAAGTAGTAATATCGGTTTGCCATACGTCGAAATCGGTGACATGCTTGAGTTTGAGCAGAATGATCCGGTAAAAGGATATGTTTTTGGGCGTACACTAACAGGCATACATGGGCTAAGGGATATTTTTACGGCTGCCGGGCCAGAGGAGCAGACACAGAATTTTGGGCTTAATTACGAGATACAACAGATTAAAGGTAGGACAGCTAGAATAGTAAAAACCGTAGATGAAGTGAGCGTTAGCCTGTCTGACCTCGAAGAGAATGTTGACACATCATTTAATATCATGCATGGCGAGATTCAGTTAAAGGTAGATAAGGCCGGTGTTATAGCGGCTATCAACGTAAGCCCAGAAAACATAAAAATTGCAGCAAGAAACATACAACTGGAAGGTATAGTGACAGCCAACAATTATTTTAAAATATTGCCAGACGGATCCATGGAGGCAGTTAATGGGAAATTCAGCGGTCAATTAGTTGCTGCTACGGGAACTTTTTCAGGGAATTTAAGTGCAGCAGGAGGTACTTTTTCAGGTGCAATAATCGGCGGATCAATTAGTATAGGAGGAAGATTTTCGGTTAATAGCAATGGGTATCTTACTGCCAGTGGCGCAACATTTACAGATGGGAAGATCACATCTAATGGTCCAAGCGGCAGGTTAGAAATGGATGGCGCTTATATCAATGGATATAATTCAAGCGGTGGGTTAATACTATTTATTGGTGCATCTGGAACTGTTAGTGCTGTAGCATTATATGCACCTGATGGGTATTTAACCAGGGTCAACGGTGGTACGCCAATAACTAGTCTAAATTATGATAATAACACCTACGTTTTCCCTCCGAAAACTCACACACATACATCCTTATATGATGGAGTAGCAAAGGTTACGGCTTATGGTCCCAATTTTAGACCCCATAGCGACTCTGGGGACAATTCAATATCTTGCGGATCCCCTTCGTATCGATGGACGCAAGTTTTTGCAGCTACCCCAGTAATATCTACCTCGGACGCAACGCTGAAACAGCAAGGAAGAAGCCTTTCAGATGCTGAGCGAAGAGTTGCACAGAAAATCAAAGCCAACATTAAACTATTTAAGTTCAATGATGCCGTAGAGGCAAAGGGCGATGACGCAAGATGGCATACTGGTGTTTATGCGCAAGAAGTAAAGGGCTACTTTGAAGAAGAGGGACTTGACCCTTATCATTATGCTTTATTCTGTTCAGACACTTGGTACGAAAAAGACGGAAATGCCGTTGACGAAAATGAAAAGCCGTATACTATAGAAGAAGAAGGGGTTATAGAGGTGACACAACTTGGACTTAGATATGCAGAATTATGGGGCTTTGTAATCGCATCATTATAATATAATTAGAATATTTTAATAGATATTGTAAAATATTACATAAGTGATATAATCAAGGTGGAGGTGTAATATATGAAGCGAATTTATAAAATATTCTTATGTTCATTATTTTTTGTGTTTTTATTTAGTAGTCGAGTTAATGCTGACCAAGCGAGTTTCTCTGTTATTGGTGTTGATGATTCCAGTTATAGCCCTCACTTTTTTTTGATAGTAAATGTAGATGGAGGTGGTTCAGACGTTGTAAATGCATACATCGGGAAATCAATGAATCGATATATTGTTAATGGTATAATGTTTAAAGGAAAAGAAATAATTGAAGGCAAATATACATGGGAAAATCCAGATTACGTAATAGTAAAAGGTGATCAATATGTAAATTTAATATTTACATCTGACAACAACTTGAAATTAACATTAAAAATTTATCTAAACGGTGTAGAAATGCCAGTAAAAGAAAAAGTCCCGGTATCAATTGACGAAAGAGATGTTGTCCCGGAGGAGCCTGCTGTAGTAGGAGAAGTAACCACTCCATCCCTTACCGTTACATCCGTAACGTTGGCCACTTCAACGGCCTATGACATTAACATTGTAGATAATATAAAGGGAACCAAATACGCATTTGAGAGCAGCAACCCTAAGGTAGCAACCGTAAACCCTAAGAATGGCATAGTAAAGGCTGTAAAGCCGGGCAATGCAACGATAACCTGCAATGCAACATTGCCCGATGGAAGGACGGAAACTCTTAAAAGTGATATCATAGTGGGCTATGACGAAAACGCCCCCATGCTGACAGAAGAAGCGCTTGACCTATCAATTAATGATGTCTTTTACATCACTGTAGAAAATCAAATAGCGAAGAGTAAATATAAATATGCTTCCAGCGATTGGTCAAAGGTTCGT